TTAGGTGGTAGGTCAGCAGCAGTAATAGATCAACAGACAGCACTTAGACAACCCAAAGGTTTACCTAGTGCTTCCATGCTAAACGCAGAAGCTAGGGGCATAAACAGGCTTATACCTGCAAGATTAACCGATCAAGGTAGATTTAAAGGAGAAGGGTTCACTGCAACATCAGCTAAAAAAGCTGCTCAGTTTGAGGACAGAATAAACAAAGCCAGAAAACGAGGTATAGAGAACAATAAAAAATTAGTTGGGTCGGAAGTATTACGAAATAAACAAACAATACAAGGTATTAAAGCAACAGAACAGGCTGCTACAGCAGAAGCTAGAAGGTTAAATCAAGCATTACGCAACCCCGTAGGACCAAGTTCTAAACTTAATTTTAGAGGAGGTCAGTTGCTTCCTGGACCAGCAAAAGGAGGAGGTGGTCTTACAAGTGCATTAATAAGTGGTGCGTTTCCTCTATTATTTGGTCAAGGGCCATTAGCTGCCGCTGGTGGTTTTACTGGTGGTTTAGTTGGAGATAAGTTAGGTGGACAGATGGGAGGCTTCGCAGGAGGTCTAATTGGAACAGCAGTTATAACAGGTATTCAAGGATTTACAACTTCAGTAGGAAAATTAGGGTCAGCTTTGAGCGATTCTACTAAAGATATACAAGCTGTTACCGCAGCTTTAGGAGTTGTAGGCACAGAGTTTGAAAAGAATTTAAAAACGCTTGAAAAATTGGGAGGAGAAGAGGCTGCTTTTGATGCTGCCAGACAAAGAATGATAACTTTAGTTGGACAAGATGGTGTAAACGCTTTAACCGATTTTGGCGATGGAATGACTAAGATGGGTAATGATTTCCAGATTGTGATGACTCAAATAAGAGCTTCTTTTGCTGGTTTCTTACAAGGATCAGGCATAGGAGGGTTTTTAGGCAGAAGGGTAGAAAGAACAGCACTATTAGGACAAGCCCAAGTTTCCAAAGATAAAAATATACAGAATTTAATCGGTATAAGAGATAAATTAAAAGATCCGATGGCAATGCCTGGACAAAAAGAAAGATTGGCAAAAACTACTTTAGGCTTAACAAGAAATCCTCTATTCATAACTCAGGTTGATATTGAAAATGCTATAGCAAAAATAAACGACTTAATTATTGAAAATCAGAAAGGTCTAAACGATGCTGAACGAAAGACTGCTTTAGATAAGGTACAAAAAGATATACAAAAACAGAGGGTAAAGAATATAGAAGATGAAGTTGCTTTGTTAGAACGTAGCTTCAACATGACTTCAGACGAATTTGAAATAGAAAAACAAATAATGGATATGAATAAAGAACGTAAAATTCTTGATGAAGATGCTGTGAGAGCAGGTTTAAAAAGAATACAGGATTTACAGAAACAAAGAGATTTAGCACAGGAAACAGCAGAAGCATTTAAGCAGATGCAGCAAACAATAGCCACTGATATAGCAGACGGAATACAGGGTATGATCCGTGGCACATCCACACTTAACGATATGCTCAATAACGTATTGAACAAACTTATAGACGCAGCCTTTAACATGGCATTATTTGGAAATATGCAGGGCACACTAGGTGGTGGTGGACTATTTGGTTCAATATTTGGTGGATTAGGTGGATTGTTTGGTGGAAAAAGCGGAGGCGGAACTACTGATGTTTTTGCAGGAATGAATCGAGGTCCAACCAATCCAGACACTCTCACGATGGCTAGTTTTGCTAATGGTGGTAGACCTCCTGTTGGTAGACCCTCAATAGTAGGAGAACGTGGGCCAGAACTATTTACTCCAGGTGTATCTGGAATGATTACACCAAACCATGCACTCGGAGGATCGACAAACGTAGTAGTAAATGTAGATGCTTCTGGATCTTCTGTTGAAGGTGACGAAGATGAAGGAAGGCAGTTAGGTTTAGTATTGTCAGCAGCGATAGAATCAGAATTAATTAAGCAGAAAAGACCTGGAGGTTTACTTGCATAATGGCTACTTTTCCATCAATTACACCAACATACGGACAGCAAAAAAGATCCGCACCAAATACTAGAACAGTTCGTTTTGCTGATGGCTACGAACACAGAATTTTATTCGGACTTGCTGCTCATCAAAATCCTAAAATATACAATTTTACTTTCAACGTGTCGGAAACAGATGCGGATACTATAGAAGGATTTTTAGACAGTAGAGCAAATGATAGTGCCAGCTTTACGTTCACTCCACCAGGAGAAGGGTTTACAAAGACAGGAACTTATTCTCAATCAGGGACTACAGTAACAATCACGATTTCAAGTCATGGTGTTGCTGTAGGAGATGAACTTACTATTGATTACACTACTGGATCGGCAACTGATGGCACGTTCCTTGTTGCTTCGGTAACTGATTCAAATGTCTTTACTGTTACTGCTGCTGCTAGTGCTACCAATAGTGGAAATGTTTCGATTACTTTATCTGGTGCAAGTCAATTTGTTTGCGAAGGTTGGTCAAAATCTATACCATATAACAATAGAGCCACAGTACAGGCAACATTTAGAGAGGTGTTTGAACCATGAGCAGTTCTGCTATTGTCAGCAATCTTCAGAACATAAACCCATCATCGGTAATAGAATTATTTACGTTAACACTAAAAGAAGGTTTAAACTATGCCACAGGAAATCCAGACAGTGTTACTACCACATATAGATTTCACGCTGGTTCTTCTTTAAAAGATAACGGAGAAATAGTCTGGGCTGGTAATAGTTATCAAAGATTTCCAGTTCAAGCTGAAGGATTTGCATTTACAAAAGGGCAGCTACCTCGACCAACACTTACGATAAGTAACGCACTTGGAACAATTACATCTATTCTACTGGTAGTGAACAGCACAACCACTGGTAATGATTTAACAGGTGCAACTGTTACTCGCATAAGAACTCTTGCTAGATTTTTAGATGCTGTTAATTTCCCTGGCAATATAAATCCGTATGGAACACCTGATGCAACAGCAGAGTTTCCGCAGGAAATATACAAAATAGATAGAAAGTCAGCAGAGAATAGAGAAGTAGTAAGGTTCGAATTAGCAGCAGTTTTTGACCTTGCAGGGATTCGTGCTCCTAATAGACAGTGCACTAGAACCGAGTTTCCTTCTATTGGTACAGTTGTAGGATGAATTGGAAAGACGCTGCACTTAATCATGCTGAAACAGAAGATCCAAAAGAATCTGTTGGTCTTTTGTTAAACATTCGAGGTAAGGAGAGATACTATCCCTGCCATAATTTATCAATGACAGCACATCAATGTTTTATTTTAGATCCAGAAGATTATGTAAAGGCTACTAATCTAGGAGAAGTAACTGCTGTTGTTCATAGTCATCCGACAACACCTCCAGAACCTAGTCAGGCAGATAAAGTTAGTTGTGAACAAAGTGGACTTCCGTGGCATATAGTCAATCCAAAAACAAAACAATGGAGTTATTACGAACCACAGGGATATGAAGCACCCTTACTGGGTCGTCAATGGGTATGGGGAGTAACGGATTGTTGGTCATTGGTTCGTGACTACTACAAGCAAGAAAAAGGTATAACTTTGAAAGATTATGAAAGACCTATTACTCCAGAAGAATTTATGAAAGATCCCTTATTCGAGAGTTGTGCTTGGAGGACAGGTTTTAGAGAATTAAGACCAGATGAAAAATTACAGGCTGGAGATGTTTTATTAATGAGTATTTTAGATTCAACTTTAAATCATGTAGCTATTTTTCTTGGAGATGAAGTATTACATCATTTAACCGATAGACTATCTTGTAGAGAACCATATTCTCCATGGTTATTAAAATGTACTGGTAAAAGGTATCGTTATGCTTCGTAAAATAAAATTATATGGAGAACTTGCAAAGTTTGTAGGACATAAGGAATTTGAAATAAAAGCAGACACACTAGCTCATGCAATGAGTTTTTTAATAAATAATTTCCCTGGAATTGAGCAGCACATGAATAATAGATACTACAAACTAAAGGTAGGTAATTATGAGCTAGATAAAACTGAACTAGGAGATCCAATAGGACAACAAGATATTCACTTAGTTCCTGTGATAACTGGTGCTGGTAGAGGATTAGGAAAAATACTATTAGGTGCTGTGCTTATTGGATTTGCAATAATAAACCCAACTGTAGGATTTGGTCTTGGGCCAGGTGGTTTAGGAGGAGGATTTGCAACTGCTTCTGGGGCATTTAGTTTTGCTGCATTTGCAGGAAATATAGGAATAGCTTTAGTCCTTACTGGAGTTTCGGAAATGCTTACTCCTTTACCCAAGAAAAGCGATTTTGATTCCGAAGAAGATCCTAGATTATCATTTAGTTTTAGTGGTATTCAGCAAACTAACAGGGCTGGCACACCTGTTCCTATAGTTTATGGAGAAATATTCACTGGATCGGTTGTAATTAGTGCTTCCGTAGATACTGAGCAGGTACAAGCATGACGGATATTAAACGTATTATCAGAGGTTCTAAAGGTGGAGATCCATCACCTCCAAAGCCTACTAGAGATCCTGATACTTTACATAGTAGACAGTACGCTACCTTTCTAGATTTAATATCAGAGGGAGAAATAGAAGGCTTTGCAACTGCGTCTAAAGAAGGTAGGACAAAAGGTACGACTGCCTACAATAATGCTGCACTTAAAGATATATTTTTAAATGACACTCCTGTTATAACAGCTTCAGCAGACTCTACCGATATTCAAGATACGGATAGGAACTTTCAGAATGTTACTTTTACTCCCCGTTTTGGAGTCGATAGTCAAACTGCTATACCAAATATAGATAGTAGTGTATCGACAACGAGTGTCGGTGTTGAAGTCACGAAAGCTATTCCTGTTACTCGGCAGATAACTAATTCAGATGTTGATAAGGTACGAGTAGCAATCACCTTTCCTCAATTACAGAGAGCAACTGATGATGGAGATTTATTAGGAACAGAAGTTCAATTTAAAATATCTGTTCAATATAATTCTGGTGGTTTCACAGATGTAATTACACCTGATAATGGTGGAAAAGTATCAGGAAGAAGTGGAGATGCGTACCAAAGAGATTATGGAATACAACTTACAGGTGCATTTCCTGTAGATATAAGAGTTAGCAGAGTTACAGATGATGCTACAGATAGTAATGTTCAAGATACTTTTCAGTGGACAAGTTTTGGTGAAATTATTGAAGAATCTCGTACTTATAACAACAGTGCCTATACCGCTTTACGTCTGGATTCGATGCAATTCAGTTCTATTCCAGATAGAAAATTTAGGATTAGAGGTATAAAAGTAAGGATTCCAGGGGCAGGTGCATCCAGTTCTGGTACTCCTACTGTTGATTTACAGACAGGAAGAATAATCTATCCGAGTGGTTATATATTTAACGGAGTAATGGGAGCAGCAACATGGTGTTCATGTCCTGCAATGATATTGCTTGATCTTTTGACTACAAGTAGATATGGATTTGGAGATCATATAACTGATAGTTCTCTTGATTTATTTTCCTTTGTTAATGCAAGTAAGTTTGCTAACACCCTTGTTGATGATGGTGCTGGAGGACAGGAAGCTAGATTCAGTTGCAACGTAAATATTCAAAGCCCGAAAGAAGCATTTGAATTAATTAACGAGTTAGCAGGTGTAATGAGATGTATGCCAATATGGTCTGCTGGTTCGATAACAATAACTCAGGACAAACCAACCGATCCAAGTTATCTATTTAATTTGTCAAATGTAGGAGAGGGTGGTTTTAGTTATGCAGGAAGTAGTTTAAAAACTAGACATAGTGTTGTGTCTGTTTCTTACTTCAATATGGATAGTCAAGAAGTAGATTTTGAAATACATGAAGATACTGATTTAATAGCAAAAATAGGAACAGTAGTTAAAAAAGTAAAAGCATTTGGTTGTACAAGTCGTAATCAGGCAAAAAGATTGGCGAAATCTATAGTATTTGCAGAAAATAATGAGTCAGAAGTAGTTACGTTTACAACTTCTATAGATTCTGGAGTAATCGTACGCCCTGGTGCTGTTATTGAAATACAAGATCCAGTTAGAGCGGGGGTAAGAAGAGGTGGAAGATTGAAAACTGTTACGTCTACAACTGTTGTAACTGTTGATGATACTTCTGCAACAGATTTTGCTGTAGATGCAGGTGGAAACCCTGTTGGTGACGCAACTCTTAGTGTACTTTTACCCGATGGAACGACTGAAAGTAGGGCAATCTCATCTGTATCAAATGGGACTATAACTGTAAGCTCCGCTTTCTCGCAAACTCCTAACGTAAACACTATCTGGCTTATATCAAACGTAACTGTTAAGTCACAACTATTCAGAGTAATAACAGTAGAAGAGCAAGATGGAATAAATTATGCAGTCACAGCTTTATCTTATGTTGAAGGTAAGTATGCGTTTATTGAAGATGGCGAAGCATTACCAGCTAGAACTGTATCAAAATTAAATGAACTTACTCCACCTCCTACTGCTGTAAATGCTGTCGAAAGAATATTTCCGATCAATAATCAAGCTATATCTAAAATTGTTATTAGTTGGCAGCCTATAGTTGGTGTTACTGAATATCAAGTTAATTATAGATTTGGTAATGACAATTTCATAAGTGAAAAGGTATCAAGACCTGATTTTGAAATATTGAACAGTAGAAAAGGAACTTATACGATACAGATATTTTCTTATAATGTTCAAAATAGATTATCAGCAAGTTCTACAAATATTACATTTGAAGCTGAAGGTAAGACTGCATTACCACAGGATGTAACAGGATTATTAGTCGAACCAGTATCAGATCA